TCGACGACCTGGGCGACGCAGATCACCTACGGCCTGTCCGAGGGCGCGTACATGATCGGGGTCGGGCCTGCAGGCGACACGATCGCCAACGCGACGAGCACGAAGAGCACCGCCGGCATCGACAGCTACGCGTTCAAGCTGCTGTTCGGCGACTGGGTGTACTGGCTGGACACTGTGAACCAGGCAACGCGCCTGGTATCGCCGCAGGGCTTCGTCGCAGGGTTGCTGGCCAACCAGTCGCCTCAGAACAGCTCGCTGAACAAGCAGATCTACGGAGTGGTCGGCACGCAGAAGTCACTGTCGAACCAGACCTACAGCTCTGCCGAGTTGCAGTCGCTGATCGGCGCGGGCATCGACGTGATCGCCAACCCGGTACCCGGTGGCGCGTACTTCGGTTGCCGCTCCGGCCACAACTCGAGCTCGAACTCGCTGACGTACGGGGACAACTACACCCGTATGACGAACTACATCGCCAGCACGATCAACGCTGGCATGGGCAAGTACGTCGGTCAGTTGCAGTCGCCAACGGTGCGCGCCCAGGCGCAAGCCACGCTGTCGAACTTCTTCAGCGCCATGGAGCTGCAGGGAATGATCGGCGCCGTCAACGGTGGCCCGTCGTTCTCGGTCCAGATCGACGCCAACAACAACCCGATGCCGCGCGTCGCGCTGGGCTACATGCAGGCCGACGTGAAGGTCATCTACCTGTCGGTGATCGAGAAGTTCCTGGTCAACGTGGAAGGCTCGCAGGCCACGGTGATCCGCACCTCGACCAGCAACCAGTAACGCACCCCACTGAACACCACAGCCCGCTTCGGCGGGCTTCTTCTTTTCGGAGAAAGACATGCCGATCAATGGCTATTCCGTCGGGCGCGACTACACGCTGGTCCTCCAGACGCCAAGCGGCCCGCTGCAACTCAACAAGATCACCAGTTTCAAGAAGAAGCAGGACGTGACGGACGTCCGCGTCAAGCGCATAGACGGCATCACGGACCATGTTCGCTTCCCGGACGGGTGGTCTGGGTCGTTCGATGTCGAGCGGCAGGATGCTTCGGTCGACAACTATTTCGCTGGCGTCGAATCCGGCTACTACTCTGGCATCAACGAGCAGCCTTGCCAGATTTACGAGACGATTCAAGAGGCCAATGGCGCCGTTTCGCAGTTCCGCATGGATGGCGTACTGCTGACGCTGGCTGATGGCGGAAACGTCGCTGGCGATTCGACTGTCAAGCAATCCCTCAGCTACGTGGCTTCGCGCCGCATCAAGGTGGCCTGATGACTACCGTAACCATCAACCCGTCCGAGCAACTGATCAAGGCGGCCACCGCCGAGGTAACGGTGACGGACGCTAAGGGGCGTGTGCTGACGCTGCGCAAGCCCGGTGTGCTCGCTCAGTATCGCCTCATCGAGGCAATCGGCGCAGAGGCGGCAAAGAACGAGGTCTACATGGCCATGACCATGCCGCTGATCTATGTGGCATCGATCGACGGCAGCGCTGTGATCATGCCGACAAACAAGCGCCAGGTCGATGCGCTGATCCAGCAACTGGACGAAGAAGGCGTCGCCGCGGCGCTGACCGGCGTGCAAGCGAACTTTGGCGTCGCTGATGCGGAGGCTGACAAGGACGCGCTAAAAAAGCAGTAGGCGCCGCGGGCATCCGTGAGGCGCTTTGGCTCGTCAAGAACGGGGTTCCGTTCGATGTGGCCTTCAGCCTCGACGATGTCACCCGGGCAGCCTGGTGCATCGTCTTCTCGGAGATGGAAGGCCAGAAGTTCAACTTCGAGACGATGTCGTTTGAGGAACGGGAATGAAGGAGTTCGGCTCGCTGGCGCACTTCGCCGCGCACCTCGGCACGTTGGAGGCTGGACTGGTCCTCGAGGTTCGGCGCGGTCTATCCGAAGTGGCCAAGGCTGTCGAGAAGACGGCCAAGGCCGAGATCGGTGACTACCAGCCGGCAGTCGGCCCGTTCCCTGCCTGGGCGCCGCTCGCAGACGCGACCAAGAGGGAGCGCGTCCGACTCGGCTTCACCGAAGACGATCCGCTTCTGCGGTCAGGGGCGATGCGGGACAGCATCTCGCACGCTGTAGCTGGCACGGATGCCGTGATCGGCTCGACGTCAGATGTCGCGGTCTATCAGGAAATGGGTACCGACAAGATCCCGCCGAGGCCGTTCCTTGGGCCTGCTGCCCTGCACAACGAGGAAGCGATTCAGCGGATTCTGGGGCGCGCCGCGGTACGCGGGCTGTTGGCTGGCGCGGTGATTCCGGCCGGATTGGGGTACGACAAGGACGTTTAGGCGAAGGCGCCGCGCACGAAGGCGTAGGCGATGGTCAGCACGATCGCGAGAACCACACCGCAGACGACGAGCGCAAACAAGCTCGCCAGCGCCATGTAGGTGCGCTGCCAGACCGGCATCGGGTATGTCCAGAAGGGCCGGCGCTTCTGGCCTACCGCCTGGACTCCCGGGTACTGGACCCAACTGACACGGTCGGCCAGCCATTCCTGTGCCCGAAAACGAAGAGAGCGTTTCATGTTTGAAGCCTACAAGATCGGCGTTCGGATTAGCGTCATCAACAACGCGAGTGTAGGGCTTGCCGCACTTGGGCGCGACGTTTTGCGCACCGAAGCGCAGTTTACGCAACTTGAGAAGCGCATCCAGTCGATCAAGAACATGACCCTGAAGGGCGGGTTGATGGTCGGGCTGGGTGCCGCTGGACTGTCGCTCTTTGAGGCGCCAATCAAAGCCGCGCGCGAGTACGAACTGTCGTTCACCAAGTTCAAGACCTTGAACCTGGGCGACGCGGTGAACAAGCAGGCGGACCAGTTCGCGCGCAGCGCCAACCTGATGGGCATCTCGGCCAAGGAACTCATGGAGACCATGAGCGAATCGGTCAGTCTATTCGGAAACTTCGACACCGCCCAGAAACTGGCGCCGCAACTCGCGCTGCTGAACAAGGCAAATAGCGCCATCTTCCACGGCAAGATTGACCACATCGACGAAGGCAGCACGCGATCGCTGATGAAGTTCATTGATCGCCGCGGTGGGACGCATGACGAAGCGTCGTTCACGCGCAATCTTGATCTGGCGCAGCGGATGGTGACCGGATCTGGCGGCTTCCTGAAGTTCCGGGATCTCGATCAGTTCTCCCAGCAAGGCGGCACGGCGTTTCGCGCGCTAAGCGACGAGGGGCTGGTCAATATGGCGCTCCTGCTCCAAGAACAGGGCGGTGCGCGCGCCGGTACGTCGCTGATGTCGATCTACCAGAACCTGGTAGCCGGCCGCACACCGAAGAAGACCATGGCCATGCTGCAGGAGTACGGTCTTGGCGAGCTCGCCATGCAGGAGCACGGCACTGTCGGGGGCAAGTCGATGAAGTCCTTGGTGATGCAGAACATCAAGAACGCCGACATGCTGCAGGCGAACCCGGCTGAGTGGATGCGCTCGACGCTTCTGCCTGCTCTGGCCAGCAAGGGCATCACGGACGAGAAGGGCATCCTGAAGGCGGTCAACGACCTGCTTTCGAACCGCAATGCGTCCGGCCAGGCGTCGATCATGAGCACGCAGTTGCTGCAGTTGGTCCGGGACGCCAATCTGACGAAGAACGCGATGGGCGCCCAGCAGACCATCGACCAGTACAAGAAGGACCCGAACGCCAAATTCGCCGATCTGCAGGCCAAGTACAACGGGCTGCTGGTCGAGTTGGGCCTGATCGCGCTTCCGCCGGTTATCCGCGCGCTGGAGACGTTGATCCCGATGATCCGCAGCGCCGCAACGTGGGCGCGCGAGCACTCGACGACCACCAAGCTCTTGATGGGCGCATTCGCAGGACTGGCCGGCGCCATGGCCATCGGCGGGACGATCTTGCTGGTGACTGCGGCGCTCCGTGGGCTTGGATTGGCTCTGGCTTTCCAGGCGATCGGCGGTGCCGCTGGCATTTCCACCCTTGCGACCGCCATTGGCGGGGCTGGATCGACGGCTTTGGTCGGCGCGCTGGGTGCCTTGGCAAGCCCTATCGGGATTGCCGTCTTGGCCCTTGGGACACTGGCCGCTGCCGCCTACGCCTTCCGGCCACTGACGCAGGGCGAGATCGACTCCTACAAGACTGAGGGCGGCGTAAAGCTGACGCCCGATGCCAAACGTCGAATCGAAGCAGGCGAGCTTGGTGGTGGACGCCAGGATCAGTTCGTTCGTCCTGGTGGACAGCGTTCCGTCGTCATGAAAGGCGATGTGCACATCGATGGTCGCAAGGCCGGGCAAGTGATCTGGCAGGAAATGAATGCGGACATGAGTCGGCCGCAGACCGGCCCGAGCACTTTCGATTCCGGAATGGGCCTGCGGCCACCGTCACTGAGGTAAGGCATGTCCGATCTCGTTCTGAAACTCGGGGATTTCCAGTTCCAAGGGCAGGAAATCCCCGAGTCGCTGCCGTTTGGTGGCGAACAGGCCCTCGCGGTGCATCGTCTGGTTGGAGGTGCGAAGCAAGTCGACGCGATGGGTGCCTTTGCTGGCCCCATCGAGTGGTCTGGATGGCTGCTGGGGCAAAACGCACTGTCCCGGGCACGTGAGCTGGATCGTCTGCGCGTGGCCGGCAATAGCCTACTGCTGCAGTGGTCAGAACTGGCGTTCTCGGTGGTGGTGCGGAACTTTCGCGCCGACTTCCAGCGGTTCTATCAGATTCCCTACAGGATCAGCATCGAGGTCGTCAGCGATCTGACGAACTTCGCGGGAGGGCAGTCGAACTCCAGTGTTGACGGCCTGATCACGGGGGATCTGACAACCGCTTCCGGACTGATGTCGTCGATCTCTGACACGACACTGAATGGCCTGTTCGGAACGATGCAGACGGCCATTAACGGCGTGTCCAGTTTTGCCAATGCCGCGCAGTCGACCCTGAACAGCGTCCTGCAGCCGATTGCGGCGTTTCGCACCCAGGCGCAGACGCTGATCGCCAACGTGAACAACACGATGGTGAACGTGACGACGCTGGGCGGCATCCTGCCGAACAATCCAATCAGCACTCAGGTGGCGAAGATCACCGGTCAGATCGTGGCCGCGCAGCAGCTGCCGGTGCTGGTCCAACTCGACCGGGTAGTCGGTCGTATGCAGGCCAACGTCGGGTCGATTTACCAGAGTGCAAAGCAGGTCACCGTCGCGGGCGGAAACCTGATGAACATGGCTGCCAAGGAGTATGGCGATGCGATGGCCTGGACTGGCATCGCGAAAGCCAATCCGCAGCTCGGCGGCGATCCGCAATTGACTGGTATCCAGACGGTGACGGTGCCCCCATCGAAAGACAGCGTCGGCGGACTGCTGAACTCCTGATACCCCGCTGAGCGCGGGCCCTTGGTTGACCCTATGAGCCTGAACGACCTTCCTGTACAGCCGGTCGCTAGGCAGCCGCGCGCGATCGTGAAAGTGGCGGGCATCCAGGTGCCGGCGTGGATCAGTTGGGAGGTGAACAACAACACCTTCTACCAGGCTGACACCTTCCGCGTCAGCTTTGCGGCCAACATGCTCCCTTCGGAGACGGATGCGAACTGGTTCTCGGACCAGAAAGTGGCCTTCGTAGAGATCCTAGCAGGGTTCCCGAGCGATCCGTCGAATTACAGCGAGACGGATCTCGACAGCTTGATCTATGGGCGCGTCGACGATGTCGCCTATGACCCTGTCGCGACGACGCTGACGCTCACAGGTCGTGACCTGACGGCGGCCTTCATCGACGCGAAGACGACGATTCAGTATCAGAACCTGACCTCGTCACAGATCGCTGCGCAGCTCGCGGCCAATCATGGCTTGACGGTCGTTGGCCCGGCGACGACGACGCCGGCGGGGACGTTCTACGCTTACGACCGCGTGAGCATGACCGACCAGCGCAGCGAATGGGATCTGCTGACGTGGTTGGCCCAGCAGGAGGGCTTCGCCTGCTATGTGCAGGGCACTGTGCTGAATTTCGGACCGCGGCCCCCGGCGCCCCCGGAACCGTACGAACTCCGATGGACTCTCGACGAAAACGGCCATCCGTCAGCGAATGTGCAGGACCTGCGTGTATCGCGCAGCCTCACTGTGGCTTTGGGCGTCACGGTCGTCGTGAGATCGTGGAATGCCAAGCAGAAAACAGGCTTCGTGGCCTACTACCCGAAGAAGGGCAAGGGCACGCAGGCCGGCGGCTCGGCACCGTCAGGAAACACCCAAATCTACAGCGTGACGCGCGGCGGCCTGGATCAGGCTGGCGCGTTGAGGCTTGCTCAGCAGTTGCACCACGAGATCACGCAGCATGAGATGAAGCTGCGCGCTCGCCTGCCGGCTGACAACGTCCTGACGCAGACCGCGATGGTGCGGTTGACAGGCACCGGGACGAAGTTCGACCAGGACTATTTCGTCGATGGCATCACGCGGTCAATGAGCATCGACGAAGGGTATGGGATGGAAATCTCAGCCAAGAACATCAATCCAGAATCGGTGCCAACCCTATGATGCAGCAGATGCGCAATCACATGGCGCTGGCGGCCCAACTGGCACAAGCCGGGCGCGCCGAGAGCGTGGTCGGCATCGTCACCAGCTATGACCCGGGCAACGCAGCGGCGCGCGTGCGGATTCAGCCCGTCGACCCGGATTTTCCGGACCGCTCGTTGACTGGCTGGCTGCCCGTTATCTCGCCATGGGTCGGCAATGGCTGGGGGCTCGATGCTCCGGTATCGCCCGGCGATCAGGTTGAGGTGAAGTTCTTTGGGGGCGAGATCGAGAACGGCTATGTCGCGGGGCGGCTGTTCAGCGACCAGCAGCGGCCGACTGGTGCGAAGTCGGGTGAGTTCTACCTGACGCACCAGCAAGGCGCCTTCCTGAAGCTGACGAATGACGGAAAGCTCGCCGTCAACAGCCAAGTTGAGATAGACGCCACGGCGCCGACGGTGATGATCCAAGCGACGGGCAATGTCAACGTTATGGCAGCGGGGCAAGCCAACGTAACCGCGCCATCTATCAACCTCGGGGCGTCTGGCCAGTCGCTGCTGGCATTCGTGACATCGGCGTTTATGTCGCTGTTCAACAACCATACACACACGTCCTCCACGGCGGGGACGCCGACTAGCACCCCGAACCAGCAGATGGGCGCATCTCACCTCACGACCACGGTTAAGGGCGGCTGATGACCCAGCAACTACTGAACGACATCAACCACTGGGTTGGTGGGGACATCGCTACGTCTGCGACTGGCGATCTCGGTACCGCCAACGGTGACTTGCGCACGCAGCAGCGGATCGTTCGGCGCCTGGTGACGAACCCGGGCGACTACATCTTCCACCCCGACTACGGCGCAGGCCTGCCCGCCAAGATCGGCCAGACGCTCGACATTCAGGCGCTGCGCGGGCTGATCCGGTCCCAGGTGTTGATGGAAGAGGGCGTCGCCCAATCGCCCGAGCCGCAGGTCGACGTGAGCGCGATTACCAACGGCGTGAGCGTGCACATCCTATACACCAGCTCGGTCACCCGGCGCCCGGTGTCGCTGAACTTCAATGTGAACAAGTGAAATGGCATCTATTCAGACGCAAGACTGGGTAACGCTGGTTCGCAACCAGGTCTCGACGATCCAGGGCTACGCCAAGGTGCTGCTCGACCTGACAGTCGGATCGATTCTGCGCGGCATCGTCGAGGCCAACGCTGCCGTCACGATCTGGCTGCAGGGCCTGATCATGCAGGTGCTCGCCATCACGCGGGCGGCGACATCGAGCGGCGCAGACCTGGACTCATGGGTCGCGGACTTCGGAGTGACGCGTCTCGCCGCCGTGGCCGCGACAGGCACTGTCACGTTCTCGCGCTTCACGACGACTCAGCAGGGCCTCGTTCCGCTGACGGCAGTCGTTCAGACAGCGGACGGGACGCAGCAATTCAGCGTCGTGGTCGATACCACGAACCCGGCCTACAACGCCACGCTCGGCGGCTACGTGCTGGCGGCCGGAGTGGCGAGCGTGAATGTGCCAGTCGTTGCCGTGACGGCTGGCGCAGCCGGGAATGCAGTGGCCGGCGCAGTGACAACGATCGTCGGCGCGATCTCGGGCGTCGACACGGTTACCAACATCTCCGCGTTCGCAAACGGCGCCGACGCTGAGTCAGATCCGGCGCTTCGCACCCGCTTCATTGCTTATATCGCCAGCCTGTCGAAGGCGACGAAGGCGGCCGTCGGTTACGCGATCACCTCCCTCCAGCAGGGGCTCGTCTACTCGCTGACAGAGAACCAGACGTACGGCGGAACGGCGCAATACGGCTACTTCTTTGTGGTGGTCGACGACGGTACCGGCTCGCCATCGTCGACGCTGCTGGCGTCCGTGTCGAACGCGATCGACGCAGTGCGGCCGCTGTGCAGCAGCTTTGGTGTCTTCGCGCCAGTGGTGGTGAGCGCGTCGGTGGCCATGACGGCAACCATTGCGGCTGGCTATGACCCGATGGCCACGAAGGCGCTGATCACGACGGCCCTGAAGAACTACATCAATAGCCTCAAGCTGGGCCAGACGCTAACGTACTCGCGCCTCGCTCAAGTGGCCTACGACGCATCGCCAGGCGTGACCAACATCACGGGCGTGACGCTCAATGGCGGAACGGCGGATCTGCCGGCGACAAGCCTGCAGGTCGTCAAGTGGAACAGCGTAACGGTGTCGTAATGGCTACTGGCGATCAACAGGACATCTACCAGCGACTGCGAGGCTACCTGCCTCGTGAATGGTTCGGCGACGCGTCGCAGTCCCCAATCGTGAATGCGCTGCTGCAGGGGTTGGCCTATGCCGGCGCGTACGTGTACAGCCTTCTAGCCTACGCGAAGCTGCAGACGCGGATTCGCTCAGCGACTGACGGTTGGCTCGACATGATCGCTGCCGACTTCTTCGGGACGGCACTGCAGCGCACAGCGAACCAGACAGATGCGTCGTTCCGCGCGCGGATCATCCTGAACCTGTTCCGGGAGCGCGCGACGCGAAACGGGATGATCAAGGTTCTCCAAGACCTGACCGGTCGGACGCCGAAGATCATTGAGGTGACCAGGCCGGCGGACACCGGCTCATACGGCGGTCCGCTGATCGGCTACGGCGTGGCGGGGGCCTATGGCTCGTTGCTGATGCCGTTCCAGTGCTTTGTGATCGCGTATCGGCCTACTGGATCCGGCATTCCAAACGTCGCGGGCTATGGCATATCGACTGGCGGCTACGGAACCCCGTCGCAGGCCAACTACGCGTCTCTCTCGAACACCCAAGGCAGCGTAGCCGACGCCGACATCTACGCAGCGATCGAAGCGACCAGACCGGTCGGAACCACAGTCTGGGCCGCCATCCAGAACTGACACCAAACCTACCTCTCTAGCAAGCCCGCTTAGTGCGGGCTTTTTTCATTCTTGGAGCCAGTTGAATGGACCGCCAGATCATCTATCCGGGGCAGATTCCCCTCGAAACGGACCTGCTGAACACCAACAAGAACGTAATGATCGGGCTGTCCAAGCTGGCTGCGGCCGTGCTTGGAACGACGATGCTCGTCAATGGCTTGAGCGTTGGCCCGAACAGCCCGGCCGCGTTGAACGTCGTTGTGTCGCCGGGGGAGGTCTACGCGCTCGCAAACGTCGACACGAACCCATATAGTTCGTTGGCCGCCGACACAACGCACCTGGTGATGAAGCAAGGCGTTGCGCTTGATGCGGTGACGGTCGCGTGCCCGGCTCCAACGACGAGTGGGTTCTCGATCAACTATCTGATCCAGACGGCATTCACCGAGTCCGATGGTCTGCCGGTGACTCTGCCGTACTACAACGCCTCCAATCCGTCGCAGGCGTTCAGCGGCCCCGGCAACAACGGCGCAGCGCAGAACACCAGGCGCTTCGGCATCGTCGTCACGAACGCCAAGGCCGGGACCGCCGCCCCGACCGGCTCGCAGACGACGCCATCGCCGGATCCGGGCTTCGTCGCGCTGGCGATCGTGACCGTTGCATACGGCCAAACCACCATCACGACGACGAGCATCGCGGTTGCTACCACTGCGCCTGTTATTCCATCTGGCGGTCTTCTGCCGGCAGTTCAGGCGAGCAGCCTCACCGTGGCCGCTGACGTGGGTGCGGCGAACGTCTGTGTCGTGAACTACCAGCCTCCGGTCTACGCACTGACCGACGGCATGGTGTTGTGGTTCAAGGCGAAGGCGGCGAATACCGGCGCTACGACGCTGAACGTCAACGGGCTGGGCGCATTCCCGCTGATCGGTGGCGCGCACCAGGCGCTGACCGGCGGGGAGATTATCCCGAACGGAAAGTGCCAAGTCGTCTGGCGTGCCGACATCAACTCGTTCATCCTGGTCGAGTGCACGGGCGGCGCTCTGCAGGTGTCGCCAGGCATCAACATCAACCATGGCGCCCAGTTCGGCCAGTTGACCGGTGTCGTTGGTTCGGCAAGGAATCTCAAGGCTTCGGTGTCGGGGGCGGCAGCATCCAGCGTTGCCTATACCGCCGACGAAATCATCGTCGAATCCGCGCTTGGCGGTCTGCAGTACAAGCTCAGCTCGTTCAGCCAGACGCTGAACGTCGCGACGACCGGTATCGGCGGGATGGACACGGGCAGCGCGCCAGTGAGCGGGTATGTCGCCATCTATGCGGCTTACAACCCGTCGACGAAAGCGGTCGGTATCTTCGCGCAGAACGCTCCTGCTCTAGCGGTTATGGGGAACGTGTATGGAGGGGCAAACCTCCCGGCGGGGTACACCGCAACTGCGCTGATTGGGATCTGGCCGACGAATGGCAGCGGTCAACTGATCGTCGGGAACCAGTTCGACCGCACGTTTTGCTTCGTCCCTATCCTGCTGATCAGTACCGCGACCCAGCAAGCAACCTATTCCGGCCTGAACGCGACGCCGGCAATCCCTGCAAACGCGAAGACGTGTCGTCCGACTGTCTCTATCACTTGCAGTTCTACAGGCAGCACCTTAGTGGCGAAGATCGCCAGCGCATCTTCTGGAATTGGGGAGGAAGCTGTGTCGGGCGTCTCGGCTGTCGCTAGTGCTGGCGTTCAGGTGCCATTGCCGCATGTGCAAATCACTTCCGCCCAGCAGTTGTTCTACGTAGCCACAGTATCAACAGGAACCATGACCTTCAGCGTCCAGGTATCCGAATACACTTTCTAAGGAAAGCCATGCAGACAATCTATGTGCAATTCTCCGATGAATCTGAGTCGACGGTGGCGAGTTACTTTGCAGGGCCGCAAGACCCAGAAGATCATCCTCATCAAGGAGAATTGGCTGCGTCCGATCCGCGTTGGGCGAGTTTCTACAATGAAATGCCGGCGATCATGAAGGGCAGCTTACCGGCGCCCACGGCATAGGGTTGCGCACGCTGGCTTGTCCACCGCGCGCTTCCGGCTTCGCTTGGCGTTATTGCCGCATGGCCGCGACAGTTGACCACATGACCGCGGCCATGCGCTCACCCATCGCAGCATAGGTCGCAGCGGTAGGGTGGATGTTGTCGGGTGTGACGGCAGGATAGGCGTAGTTCGGCACCAGGGGCGTATTGGTTGCCGCGGCTACATCTCGCATGACCGTGACGTATGCCGCCATGTTGGGCCGGTTGACGGGATCGTTGATCATGTTCGGCTCGACAAGGAAGATGGTCTTGCCGGCGCCCAGTGCGATGTCAATAATCTGCACCAGCAGCGCGCGGTATTGCTCGGGCGACTCGTTGTTGGCGAGGTATGCATCATTGATGCAGAAATTAATGGCGACGATCTGCGCCGTTGAATTCGCCATCAGTTGCTGCCAGGGCAAGTGCTTGCCGTCCGTGCCGTTGATGAGGTTTGCCGCATTCGTGCCTGGCACACCTTCATTGACGACCGTAACAGTTTGGCCGTAACCGGCTTGCAAGGCTGCCTGCGCGCTCGACGGCTGCGTAACACTAGCCTGTATAACGGGCGGTTGCGCCCCATCTTGCCCCCACATCGTGCTGTCACCGTATGCCTCAATCTTGACAGTCTTCGGAGCAGCGGCAGGCGCACTGGCTGCCTGTTGAGGCGCGGCATCACCTCCACCGCCGCACCCTGACAATAGGAACGCGCCAACGAGGCCCGCGAGCATCCCCTTCAAGATTGAGGCTCGCTGAAATCGAATGCCGCTCCCAGTTCGCGCATCTTTGCCAGCACTGCCCCGAATTGCTCGTCGCTGAGTTCCATGCGCGCAGCGATCCAGAACAGCATGTGCGGTCCAACGCTGCGTGGCGTGTGCCCACCTGTGTACTTCCGCCACTGATTGGAGCCAGCGACCGCCGCCAGTTCCGCCATCTGCTCGCCGGTCATCGACAACCGCGCTTTCAGGGCGGCCAGATCCTCCGTCGACGGCGCGACGTAGTTGCGAAGGGTTTTCATGGGAAATGCGGATGGGAGTCATGAATCGTCCTTTCGGGTTGGCGGGCTGCGCGATACGCTACCCTTTGAAAGAAAATAGCCCCGATGGGGCTACGTGTCAAGGGGAAGATAGCACTACTTTCTCCTGCCCCAGGATTTCTCGCTGCTCACCCACAGCACCAGGCCAGCAAGCGACATGAGCACGGAGTCCGTGCTGATGGGGATCGCATCAAAGCCAACAGCTTCGCCAAGGCGCAAGCCGATGATCGCGAGCGATATGAAGCCGGCGACGCGAACGAAGAGTTTCGGAAAGCTGAACTGTTCCATGGCCGCGATTGTAGCAGCGACTGAAGGCTGCCCTATGGGGCTAATGTCAAGTTTCGCTAATCACAGCCCGCCTCGAGCGGGCATTTTCATTTCCGGGGTCTCAACATGTCCGATCCAATTACGGCGACTGGCGTTGGCGGCGCTGCCGGCTGGAAACTTCTCGGCGGCGCGGCGGGCGCTGGCGCAATCGGTGCGGGCTTAGCTTCCATCGTCGTCATGTGCATAACAACTCCGCGAAGCCCGAAGGAATGGGCGGTAGGGCTGGTTTCGACTGTCGTCGGATCGATCGGCGGCGGGTCGGCCGTGATCATGAAATTCGGGCTGCAGTCATGGGCTCACGACCCGTTCGGGTTGGTGGCCATGCTTGGTCTGGTGTTCTCTTGCGGGCTGCCGGCCTGGTCGATCGTCAGATGGGTGTTCAACTGGATCGAGAAGCGCAAGGGCGCCGACATCGCCGAGATTGCGGCTGAGGTCCGCAAGGAGCTGGCCCAATGACCGCGCCGACGACGAGCAAGGCGCCGCGCCGGAGCTTGATCGCCATCGTTGGCGCGGCTGCTGCGGCAGTCCTTATGGTGCTGGTGCCCCAGAACGAGGGCACCGTCTACAAGACCTACCGCGACATCGGCGGCGTGCTGACCTACTGCACCGGCGCGACGGAGGACGCCCAGTGGGGCAAGACCTATACCCCGCAGCAGTGCGCCGATCAGCTCGACAAGGATCTGGCCAGCCACGCCGACGGCATCTCCAAATGCGTCCCCATGGACAAACTGACACCAGGCCAGCGGGTGGCCTTTGTCGACACGGCCTACAACATCGGCGTCTCGGCCTTTTGTGGATCGAGCATGGCCCGCAAGGCGAATGCCGGCGACATGCCTGGCGCGTGCGCCGCGCTCTCGTTGTGGGTCAACGTCAATGGCAAGCCGGTGCAGGGCCTGATCAACCGTCGGGCGCTCGCACGTGAGTTCTGCGAAGGAAGGAGGGCGGCATGAAGATCGAAGAACTGAAGCGCAACGACGGTATCCGGACGATGCTGTTCGAATGCCCTGGTTGCGGAATGGGGCACCAGGTGCATGTCGCCGGCACCGGCGTCCCTGTATGGGGCTGGAACGGCAGCATGGACCGTCCCACATTCACGCCCAGCGTGCTTGTGACTGGCGTGGCTCAAATGACTGACGATGAGCATGCCGCCTACATGCGCGGCGATGGACTGCCGGCGGCGCGCCCGTTGCGTTGCCACTCGTTCGTGACGGACGGGCGAATCCAGTTCCTCGGCGATTGCACGCACGCCCTCGCCGGCCAGACGGTCGAGCTGCCCGAAGTCGACTGACTCCACCCATTCCCATCAGAGCCCCGCCGCGCGCGGGGCTTTTGCATTTCTGGAGGGCCACATGGCCGTCACCGATACCCACGAAGAGAAAGAGACGCTGGCCGTCGACGTGCTGCTGCCTGGCCACGAGGCCCGCACCACGACGCCGCTGTTCCTGCATTCGAAGAAGGCGCTGATCGCGCGCGAGGGCGGCCGCTGCTTCATCTGCGGCTGCACGGCGGAGGAGAGTGGCCATCCGCTCGAGGCGCACCACCACCCGATTGAGCGGTCGCTGGCCAATCTGATCGACTGGGACCGCGTGGCAGCCCAAGCCAAGGGCGGCGAGTTCGGAGAGCGCGCCGCCGCGTTC